GCAGAGAAGCAGTAGCGGCAGGCATCGCAAAAGTAGTAATTCAAGTCATATTCACCCCAATCTCTAATATATCTTCAAATGCAATAATGGTCGGCAGCTCTTTGCCGGTATCATTTATAAAGCCTGTGTAAATTCGCAGTTCTTTGTTTATCGTATCCACAGCATCCAGTATTCCGACTATATCTTCATAGTAGCCGTCCATGAAATATTTTATTGTGATCTCTTGTCCTTTCCGAAGCTGGCTGATCTTTTGGTTCAGAGCTTGCTTGCCTTCTTCAGACAGCTCGATTCTATTTCCTTTGAGATGATCTCTGCCTTCAGAAGCAATCTCATCCTCATAGCCTCGCAAGGCGGCAAACGGAGAGAAGATTTTAGCACGATTGGACATCGGCATACGGGGATGATTATGTGGCGGTTCCGGGCGGGAAGCATGGAGTATTTTGCCATACTTACTTTGGACGGTCCTGACTTCCGGTGTGTTCTTATAGTCCATGTTCTCCCTCCTTACTTGGCCTTATGGCCGCCTATCTGTTGATTTCTCTCCCTCATCGTTGCACCATTCAGATAGTTGGTTCCTTTTAGTACGGCGTTCTTGCCGAACTTCTTCTTGAGACCCAGCATCGCATTTTGCAGCTTTTTCTCTTTTTCCAACTTGGTTGTGTCCGTGAATAGGTCAACTTGGAAGAATCCCTCGTCTTTGACCACACGGTTAGCGGCTATTGTGATCCGTCTTACCGTCAGTGTTTTATCAGCTATTTTCTCGAATAGCTCAGTTGTGGCAGAGATCAGGATACTGCCGAGATTGGTCGGGTTATCCAGTTTTGTGCTGCCATGAGCGCCCTTCGGAACGGTGCGGCCGTAGTGGTCGATGTGTACCGGACCTCTGTACTTTCCGCTGTCACAGTTTTCCCGGTCATAGCCCACATCCAGTGTCAAACTATCCGTTACCAGTCCTTTATCTGTCAGCTGGAGTACCAGGCTGTCTGCCATCTCCATGACAATGATTCTGGCTTTGTCATATGGGTAAGGGCAGGAGAGCACCTGTCTCTCGGAGATGCTGTTGCTGCTGGGTTTGTATGCCTTGATTTCTTTCATGCCGCAGGGTTCCAGCCCCCAAGCATGGTCGATTAGCAGTTCTGCATCAACACCGAATTCCTTATATAAGATATCCTGATTGACGGTGCTGAAATAGGCCAGCTCGCCCATCGTATGGATGCCGTGCTTTTCTAGCCGCTTGACGGTGCCGGGACCAGTCATCCAAAAGTCTGTGAGCGGCTTGTGGTCCCAGAGGAGATAACGGAAGTTCTCTTCATCTAGCTCAGCGATGCGGACTCCATCCTTGTCTGGTGCAGCGTGCTTAGCAGTGATATCCATTGCCAGCTTCGCCAGATACAGATTCGTACCAATCCCGGCGGTGGCAGTGATGCCGGTCGTATAAAGCACTTCCCGGATCATTGTCATGGCAAGGTCGTGTGCGGTCATATTATAGTGGGATAGGTACGAGGTGGCATCGATGAACACTTCGTCAATGGAATATACCACGATGTCCTCTGGCGCGATGTATTTCAGATAGATGCCATAAATCTGCCGCGACACCTTTTCATAATATGCCATCCGAGGTGGCGCGACGAGGTAAGAGAGTTCGAGTGATGGGTCGGCGGCAAGCGATAAGGAATCATAGGAAGCAGAGGAGAAGGATGGCTTACCGTCCTTATACATAGCTTTTCTTAATCGTACCGCTTCCCTTAACCGATTCGCATTGACCTCTTTGACCTTCTGCACGACCTCGAACAGTCTGGCGCGACCCGGAATACCATAGGCTTTTAGGGAAGGAGACACAGCGAGACAGATAGTTTTCTCGGTGCGGGAGGAATCTGCCACGACCAGATTTGTGGTAAGCGGGTCGAGGTGTCGAGAGGCGCATTCCGCACTCGCGTAATAGCTTTTGAGATCTATCGCAAGATATGTGCGTTGCATTGTACAATTCCCTCCTCTCTATGTGCTCGTGTTATTTTCCAGTCCTTTCCACAAACCACCGGCCTAACCGACCGTTGAAGCGTGGATCGAGATGCTCAAAGAACAGGTGCTTTTCCTGCCCCTGGATGAGCACGGTAAAGCAGTCACCGGAATAACCGTTGTCAGCAGTCCCGGCGGGGCGGAAGTCGCGCACTGTTTCGATTGGGAAGGTACGTCCATCCGACCAGGTGATCGATGTCGGCTGCATAAAACCGGTTGGGTCGAAGGTGGAATTGACTTTTACATAGACTTTTTCTTTATTCATGTTGGTCACCTCCAGCATCGAAACCGGCCGCTTTCAGAATCTGTTTGACGCTCTGAGCATCCAGATCACAAATCCGGCATTTTTCCAAGATAGATTCCTTGGTCAGCGTGGCGCGGTATGACTTGTTGCTGTATCGGATCTGGGCGGTAATTGCGGCATCACAGTGCATGTGGGCTATTTCATGGAAGAACGTTTTATTTTCTTCCAGGGTCATCCGCTCGTCCAAACCGTTTTCCTTAAGACGCAACATGTCTTTCTTTATGTAAGTGGCGGCATGAGGCGATACCGCATTCTTTAATAATGGATAGATTTCGGCAATCACAGCATCGGCATGGCACCTGTAGTTTTTGATATCAGATTCTGTAAATGGCATAAGTGGTCACCTCTCATAAGCGAAATGATTGACTTGAACAACAGGTTCCGGTTGTTGTGGATGTTCCGAAGAAACATATTATCCCCGACATTGTGTGCCTCAGTTTCACAATGTGAGGTTCTCTCAGGTGATAAAAATTATTCATCCATCTCTTTCACACCAAAATAGATGATCGTGTTGACCGGTTTGCTCTTGTCCACAACGATCCCCTGCATTTCATAATCAAAAGATTCATTGGTAAGAACTTCCAGACCGTACATCTCGTCGGAAGGCGCATAGGTCATTACCTGACATTTGGGGTACGCTTCGGAAAGTTCATCATTCACATCGTGGATGAGTTCGTCTGTCACTTCGCCAATACTGGAGCCAAACTCAACACCAACGACTTGACCTTTGACAGGAAATTTGAAAATACCGTAGAGTTCGGGATTGGAATTTTCGGGGTGACGGACAGCATTGGGAAAGCGATAAAGCACGTATTTCATTTGTGAGTCCTTTCTGCTGGCATCGCCAGTTTTTTATATTTACTGCTTTTCAATGGGAGAAGCAATGGCTTCATTAATTATTATAAATGTCCTGCATCATCAGAAATCGTACCCAGAAAGTTCCGACTGGGCATATCAGGAAGGTGCAGGTGATTATCGTTGTTCATCTGCTGAAGTTTAAGGAGCAGCAGGTTGACATTGGTTCCAAGACTACGGGCAATCTGAACGACATCAAAACCATCCTGAATAAGAGAATCTATGGATTGGTCATCCAGAAGCAAATTGGCGGCGAACAGATTTGCCTCGTATTCTGTGGAGTTTGTGATATTAAAGAGTTCAAATTCCATAAGGCATTCCTGCGTTTTACCGAGAGAGCGGTGGAGCAGGGCATGGCCTAACTCATGAGCGCATACGATGCGCTTCATTTCATTAGACATCGTTGCATTGATAAAAATGAAACTGTTGTGCAGGACGACTTTAAATGCGCCTTTCTGCCTTTGGAAATCGCTGCGTTCCATAACAGTAATGTCGAGAGCAGCAGCGATTTCAAATGGATCATTGGTGTGATAGCGCCGAATCAGGCGGCGTGGTAGGATAGAGGCTTGTTTACTGATCATTGTTAAAATCACTCCCTTTTCTATAAGAACGCTTAAGAATTGGAGCTGTCACCGGAGATGCCTCTGTATTTTTTCGGTACATATTTCCGGTTCTTTTCTTTTGCTATCCAGTAAGCCTCTTGAATGGCTTTCATCATCGCATCCATATCCTCTTCCGCAAGTTCACCACCAGCATAAAGACCAGACACCTCTTTAACCAGACGTTCTGCCTGGGCATTGCCGCGCGCACCGTATTTCTCGGTCGCCTTGATTACAAAGTCTGCATCATCATCTTTGAGTGCGTCGACATCTACATTAAGTGCTGTAGCGAGGAGCTGGTAGTTTTCCTTCTGCTTGGGAAGACGTTCTCCGCTTTCGTAATTTTGAATCGTGCGCAGCGCAATACCAGTCATGTCGGCGAGTTGACGCTGTGAATACTTGGCAGCGAGGCGGGCTGCCCTGACTTTTTCTCCGAATTTCATAATATAACCTCCGTTGGTTGTGCATGTCACTTCACTATGTTGCGCTTGACATGACGCAAGTTGGACTGTATAATGTGCTTGTAAACGCAACTTGCATGATTATAATAACGTAAGAAACGCAACTTGTCAAGACGGAAATAATATGAACACACAAAAGAAAGTTGTAGATGGGAGGATGGTTATGGATTATGGGATTTACACGACCCAGGGGAAAAAGACTCTCTTGGGAAACCGGGCAACAGTGAATGGCCGTGATGCGATCGCGTATGTAAAGAATGGACAGTTACAGTCCTATGCTTATATGGATGACTTTGCATCACAGTTTTATTCCGGTCCTCGTCTGGCATTTGAAGACCCGGAAGAAGATAAGCGTACTTGATTTTGGAACGGGCTTGACTCACCGCAGGACGTGTGAGTTAGCAAAAACTTTTGACACTACTTGCAGGTGCTGCTCGAATAACGTAGTAAGCCGAGGTAGACATTCAGATAACCCTAATTATGGGTATCTGGAGTCTGCCTCGGCTTTTTTTTACTCAGTAGCGGCTGCTTGTGCTTTCAGTTGACGGACTTCATTGATCCTGTCGGTAAATTCATGGAACGCAAACGAATCTTCGGTGTATCCGTTTTCCTTCATCAGCCACAGGACGTGGGAGTAGTTGGTAATGGATTCATCATACTCATTCAGAGCGAGAAGAAGGTTCGCCAGAGTGGAATATGGCTGCAACAGTTGTCTTGCGTTTTCGGGAAGCATCTTATCGTAGATGGAAAATGCTTCATTCAAATGTTCCATGACTTTGTCGGCATCTCCTTCCCTAAGGTACGCATCGGCTAAATCGGAATGTGTTTGAGCAAGGTCAAGGTTCATGTGATTTGGATAAGCTGCCTCATAGATTCGCAGAGCACGTTCGTGCTCAGGGATTGCCAGTTCAGGATGATCGGATTCTGAGTAGACACCGCCGATGTTGTTTAAGATGTACGCGGTTGACTCGTGATTCTCACCGTAGGTCAAGGAATCGATCTGAAGGGCCTTCTTGTAGTTTTCGATGGCTTCATCGGGGCGCTGCATGTAGTAATAGCACAGTCCGATGTTGTTATAAATCGTGCCGGTATTTGGGTCATTTGGACCGTAGGCTTTGATGAACAATTCGAGAAGCTTCTGGAGTCCAGCCAGAATATCATCGTAATCGTCCTCCAGTGTGAGACGAAGGGAGCAAACGGAGTTGAGCACATCCAAAGTATCCGGATGAGTAGGCGACAGCAGCTTCCAAAAAATATCTCGTGCTTCTTCTAAATAAGGCATTGCCTGTGACGGATCGATATCAGAGTAAATATTTCCAATATGGTGTGCCACGCCTGCACGAAGCAGAAGCATCTCACGATCCTTGCTCTTCGCATCGGTCTGATTGTAAATGTCTACAAAAATCTTCTCGGCTTCTTCAAGCTGGCCGGAATGTGCTAAGAGCATTGCCTTATGTGCAAGAGCGTTCAATTTCAGATGCTGTTCTGCTTCTGCTTCCCCGGAAAGAGTCTGGTAGGCCCGATCAAAATACGTCCCGGCTTTCGTGTAGTCAATTTTCAGATAGGTCTTTCCAATGTTCAAATCGAGTTTTACAAGGTCGATTCTCTCAGAAGGGGAATAAGAACCAGCCGGATGGTTTTTCTCATAAATATCCCGGCTTGTCTGGTATGCATCCAATGCAGCCGGAAAATGGGATAACTCATACTGAATCATGCCGCGGCTGTTCCAGACGGAAGCCAGCTTGATGTTTCCCTCACCATAAAGCTGGCAATAGAGGGTGTCCAGGGAATCTAGCAAAGGCAATGCACGTTCATAGTAGCCGATATCGCGGTATATTTCGGCAAGCGCCCACAAAAAGTCGCTGTCTTCCTCTGACTGGAATTGACCGTGGAAGATATCATTCAAGGACCAGCTGAACTGGATGAGCTCTTTTTTAGTGGCATCATTTTGCGACAGGCAGGAGGTCATTTCAATTGTGATCTCATGGATGAAACCCTGACACAGGTCATAAAGATCATCGATAAACTGAGCACGAATAGCAGCCGCGATGACCGAGTGCATGTAATAGCGATAGCGATTCCGGCCGTTGTCATAGAGAGCTTCTTTCTTGATCCAGCCTAGATGCTCAAGGTGATTCAGGGGTGTCCTGTTCCTCAGCAGGAACCACCTCTTTGCCTGAGAAAAAAGAAAGCGGATATTCGGGATCGTGGATATCTGTACAAGCAAGGTCTGTTCTTCAGGACAACGGCCGTATACCCGGAAAACCTTGGACAGCTGTTGAACTGCAGTCCCCTCCGAATGTAGCTTTTCATGAGCTGCTGTGATTTCTTCTGAACTCATATCAAAGCCACAACGCAGAAGGGTTTCGTAAAATTCGTAAAGTAGAAGTTCTTCAGCATCTGCGATCTTTGCAAGCAGCTCAACGGCCAAAGGAAGGCAGTCGCAGAGTTCTACAATCTTACGCAGTGTGATGTCATCCCTGTCACCGTGATAATACGCATAAAAAAGTTTTATACAGTCATTCAGGGAAAGAGGAGGAACAGGAACTTCCGTAAGCGACCCAAATCCTGCACATCGGCTGGTGATCAATACGCGGCAGTGCAGATATTCGCTGATTGAGGATTCCCTTGTATGTTCCAGGCTGTCAACATTATCGATTACGATCAGGAGGCGATTTTTATAGTTGTTGATTATTTTAATGGCCGCCTGAAATGCCTGCTCGATGTTATGAAACTTCTGATCCAGATGCAAGGCCTGAACCAGAGAAAGGGTGAAATTGTCTTCAATGCAGTCGACCCAGAGAACATGAGTGATGCCGGAATCGGAAGTAGGAGTGTCAAGAATTTCCTTCAAGACAGATTTGGCAATCTCTGTTTTACCAATACCGCCGATGCCGTGCAGATAGCAGGACTCTCCGTCTATCAGTCTATTGGAAACCGCAGCAGTTAGTTCTTCACGGCCAATATAATGCTCGGTCTGAGGATAAGGAACTGCAGATAAAAGCTCAGGATATGAGGGCCTTGGAACTTCTGGATTTAAATCGACTTGTTCCAGATAGGCGGTCAATGCTTTAGATATTTCAGAAACTGGGAGAGTTTCCTTTCCTTCTGACAAAGCAAAAATCAGCTCAAGGCAGTAGAGGAGGTGAGAACGATGAGCCAGATTATTTACAGTATATCTGTTTATCCAGATGGATAAATCAACATGAAAATAGTTTTGAATCAGATCGATCAGTGCATTAGCTGCTTCTACGGCCTGGGGTTCCTGAAAACGTCCCTCTCTGTTTTCAGGATTAAATACGCACTCGAAAAGTCGGATGAGCCGTTTATGTGTAAGTTCGTTGATCGGCATGGCTTGCTTCAGTCGGCTGTTAAAGTATCCACGGTCAAAACTGGGAGACGGAAAGTTCCATTGTTCCCATTCGATCATGACCGTTCCGATACAGTTTTCAAGCAATGTACGGAGAAAGTCCGTACAGGTATACGAAAATGGCATGGCGCAGGTACTCCTTTCGTTAAAATTTAAATTCCAACCGGAGTCCAACTGGAAACCAACTGAAATGTAATGTTACAGTTTTTTAGGGAGCTGATAAGAAAACTTCTGAAGATAGAACCATTATACCACCTGTGTTCACAGAAGAACATGGGGAGTTAGCACTTATTTGAAGTGCGTACAGCTGATATGGCTGTGAACATATAAAAAATAGAATACAGAGCCCAGTGCGCAATAGGCAAAGGATTCTCATACAGTCGATGAATTTTACGGTTTACCTAACCGCAGAATTCGCTGTGACTGTAACGAGTGCCCTCTGACTTGTTGCGCATTTTTCTTTTTGCAGCCGATCTCCGGGTTCTTATGAGACCAGACACGACTTTCTTCCAGAAGGCCCTCCTTGTCAGAGTTTCCTTTGCCTGTCCGCACGAGCGGAAAGGACACAAAAATGAAGGAAACAAAGAAAAACGGAGCAGCTCAGAGCAAGGCAGGAAAGCGTGATTACAGCGCATTTAAAAACATGTACCGTAAAATTCCACAGGATCTTCGGGATGTCATCGTCTATTACATCGGTGACAGGCCTCTTGTCATCCATGAGGGCGTGAATGAGGTTACGGGAGAAGTCGTGACGGCAGAGTTTATCCGTCAGTGGCATATGGACCGTGATAGGGAAGTCTACAACAACAATAAACATTTGAAACCGCCTGCGGATGAAAACAAGAAGAAGCAGATCCGGGAGTGGGAGGAAGCCCATCCCGGCGAAAAGTGCCCGGATTCCTACAACCTGTCCTTGGATGCTTCTTTTGCAGATGATGAAGGCAGTGAAGATAAGTCCAGCCTTTTATATGAATGTGCTATCACGATGGGCGCAGAGGATGAAGAACCGGATTATATTGTCCGACTGCATGAGCTTAGGGATGAACTTCCAGAATCCCAGCTCCATACATATCGGCAGGTCGTAGAGCAGGAAAAATCCAATGTTGAAGCGGCTGCAGAGGATGAGGTATCGGAAGCGGCTGTACGGAAACGCCGTAAGAAGATCGAAGAAAAAATCGCATCAGATAAAATTTTGAAAAAACTTTGGAGAGGGGGTTCGATTTAAGGCTTCCTCCATCGCCTGTGACTTAGAAGGGCAGAAGGCCACCGGGAAAACAGAACGGTGTGACCAAAAAGCCGGGATCGGCTTTCCGCACTTCAATATCTATTTAAGGAGGCGAGGAGCATGAAGCACCGCATTGAAGTTCGTGTCAAAAACAAAGAAAAAGTGCTGGACGGACGGGTAATGAAGCTGCCTGCAAGACTGGTCCATTGGCTTTTGGGTGACGGAATGAAAGTTCTGGTCATCACACCGGGGGACACTGTGGGTCATGTTGACATTTACCCGGAAGCAGCAGGAAAGGCGGCCGCAAAGTGAAGAAGATTTTTGTTTGTTCGCCATACCGACCGACAGCAAACGACCCGCCGTGCAGGAAGGCACAGCTGGAGGCAAACATCCAGAGGGCAAAGACAGCCTGCAGGATTCTTGCCACGATGGGAGTCCTGCCGCTGGCTCCGCATCTGTATTTTACCCAGTTCTTAAAGGATGAGGATGCACAGGAGCGAGCAACAGGAATCCGATTTGGAATGGAGTGGCTGGAAGCCGCGGATGAAGTGTGGGTGTTCGGCGAATCCATATCCGAGGGGATGGCAGCGGAGATCAAGAGAGCATATGAGCTGAAGAAACCTGTTCGTAATCTCCCGGAGCCGGGACGCATGGTCGAGCTGCTTCTGAAGAGGCTTTCCGAGCAGTATCACATACCAATGGAGGGTAAAACCGAAGAGCAGCAGGAAGCTGCAGAAAGTGAGAAAGACAATGGAGAATAAGAATGAGAAGAGCATGACTCTGGAGGAAATGATTGGCGAGATGCTGAAGGATGCCAAGGTGGTAAAGGTTCCGCTTCCTGTCAGGGCAGAGGAAAAAACGGAAGTGCAGAAGCAGGACAAGCCGATGCCGGCACGCCCGTCCAGTGTTCCGGTCCTTTCACTCAACATCGAGAACCTGCATGTCCACATGGATGAACGCATGACCTCTTACAACTACGGTTTCGGTCAGGAGCCGGATGCTGAGGCAGACGACCCGGTAGAGGATATCGACTTCGATGAGATGCTGGAGCGTATCCACAAGGAAACTGGTCTGTGCGAGAAGGTCATTCTGGCAGTTCTGAAGGCACAGGCCGATTATCTGGATGACCTGTGGGGTGATGAGGAAGAAACCGGAGAGGAGGCAAACGCATGATGGACGAACTGAATGCTTTGAATGCTCCGAAGAAGGTCGTGGATGGGCTGACCGAGGTTTTTGAAGGACTCGCCCAGATGTTTGAGGGCGTGTCTGACCAGCTTGAACTTCTGGGCGCAGATGCTGTCCCGGAGGGAAAGCGTATCTTTCCGGTCGTGGATCAGAAAGCTCCTGCTGTGTCTGAGAAGAAAGGTTCAGCAGCACCGCATCCCCGTAGGAAGCCGATCAAGAAGACCCGAAAGGTAGAGGAAGCTGTGGACAAGCCGGAAGATCCTGTCAATGACAGCGACAGTGATGCCGGTGCAGACACACAGCTGGAGGCCGAGAACAGTGTCGGGGAAGCAGAGGATACCACAGAAGAAAACTTCCCGGCGGATGATGCAGACGCCTTGCCGTGGAGCGAGGATACTGGTCAGGAGAAGAAGAATGTTCAGAAGGACGAGCCGACTGATAAGACCGAGCAGGAATCATCTGCTGCCGCTAAGACACCATCTGCGGTGACAATCACCAAGGATGATATCACGGCGGTCATTGTGGCGAAGATCAAAAAGAAGCGCGACAACAACGAGAAGATCGGTCGGCTTCTGAAGACTTATGGTGTAGCCCAGCTGTCTGATCTGCCTGCGGAGAAGTACGAAGCGTTTCTGGCCGATGTTTCCCAGATTTAAGGGAGGTCGCTATGCCAGAAGTACACGCAATCCTGTCTGCTTCCAGCTCGAAACGTTGGCTGAACTGTACGCCTTCGGCAAGGCTGGAGCAGAACTTTCCAAATGAATCCTCGGTGTATGCCGAGGAAGGAACAGCTGCCCATGCTCTGGGTGAGTATAAGCTCCGCAAGTACCTGCATGAGAGGGTGCAGCGTCCGACCTCCGAGTACGAGAACGAGGAGATGGAAGCGAACACTGACATTTACGCAGAGTTCATCATTTCCACGGTGGAGCGCATCAAGGAGACCTGCCCGCATCCACTGGTCATGGTGGAGGAGCGGCTCGATTACAGCTATCTGGTTCCATCTGGCTTCGGTACCGGCGACTGCGTGATCATCGCAGACGGGACACTGTATGTCATGGATTACAAGAACGGCAAAGGCGTATTCGTCAGCTGTGACCACAATCCGCAGATGATGCTGTACGCCTTGGGCGCTTATCACGCCTACGGATACCTGTACAACATCAAGCAGGTGTCCATGACCATTATCCAGCCGCGACTGGAAAATATCTCAACGTATGAATGCAGTGTGGAGGAACTGCTGGACTGGGCAGAGACCTATGTTAGGCCGAGGGCAAAGCTGGCCTTTGAAGGAAAAGGCGAGCAGGTTCCCGGAGACTGGTGCCGGTTCTGCCGTGCCAGAACTTCCTGCAAAGCCTGTGCTGAGGAAGCTCTGGCACTGGTGAAGGAAGAATTTCTGGATTTGGATGAAGGTGTTCTTACCGATGAGGAAGAGGAAACCGATGCCACAGCAACTTTCAATCTGGATACCTCCGCACCGACCTTCAAGTCCCCGGCGCTCCTTTCCAAGACGGACATCGAAAAGATGCTCCCGACCCTGAACCGCATTGAGTCCTGGATCGAGGCCATCTTTGCCTATGTCAGTTCCGAAGCCATCAACCACGGAGTTGCGTGGGATGGCTATAAGGTGGTCGAGGGCAGGAGCAAGCGGCAGTTCCTTGACACAAAGTCGGTGGTAGCTGCAGCAGAAAAAGCCGGATACACCGATATTTACAAGACTGAGCTGATCTCCCTTACTGAGTTTGAAAAGCTCATGGGAAAGAAAAAGTTCAAGGAGATTCTGGGAGAGTATGTGGTCAAGCCACCCGGTAAGCTGGCTCTTGTACCAAACTCTGATCCCAGAGAGGCAGTCAATCTGGAGACTGCCGAGGATGAGTTCACGCCCCTTGACTGAGGCTGGACATAGAAAAAACGCATTACACAACAGGATGCCGCAGTCAGATGAGAGGCGCGGCATCACAAAAGAATTTGGAGGATTTTTATTATGGCTAAGAAAATTACCAGTGCAACGAAGCTCGTTATCCCGTGCCGCATCTCTTTTGCCAACATCTTCGAGCCGAAGAGCATCAATGGCAGCGAGGCGAAGTATTCCGTTTCCTGTCTGATCCCGAAGGACGATAAGAAGACCCTGCTGGCGATCCATAAGGCGGTCGAAGCCGCGAAGGAAGATGGCAAGGTCCGCAAGTGGGGCGGCAAGATTCCGCCGAACCTGAAACTTCCACTGCGTGATGGTGACATCGACCGTCCGGATGATGAAACCTATCAGAACCACTTCTTCCTGAATGCCACCAGTAAGGATGCACCGCAGGTTGTTGACCGTCATGTTCAGCCGATCATGGACCCGATGATGGTCTACTCTGGCTGCTTCTGCAATGTCAGCGTCAACCTCTATCCGTTCAATGCCAACGGCAACCGTGGCGTTGCGGCAGGTCTGGGCAATATCCAGTTCGTTAAGGACGGCGACCGTCTGTCCGGCCGTGCATCTGCGGACTCCGACTTTGATGCTCTGGAAGATGATGAGGATGTTCTGGGCGGCGATGCCGGTGAGGAACTGCCGGATTATCTGAAGTAAGACCCGGTGTTTCAAGGACACAAGTAAATGAGCACGCCGGGAGATGCAGAGGTGTCTCCCGGTTTTTTCTTAGATATGGGGTGATTTTTTGAAAGAGATATTGGTCGATATTGAGACCTACAGCGAGGTGGATATCGGAAAATGCGGTCTGTACCGCTATGCCGCAGATACCAGCTTTGAAATCCTGCTGGTAGCCTGGGCAACCGATGAAGGGGATGGCTTTGGCGAGACAAGATGTGCAGACCTTGCATCGGGAGAAGTCATACCGGATGAACTGCTGGAGGCATTCCAAACCGGCAATGTGCGGCTGATCGCACACAATGCCGCCTTTGAGCGTGTCTGCTTCTCCGTGCATCTGAACCGGCACTATCCCGGACAGTATCTGAAACCGGGAGAGTTCCTTTCGCCGGATAGCTGGATCTGCACGATGGTCATGGCAGCATCGCTGACTTTGCCGCTGGCACTGAAAGGTGTCGGTACGGTGTTGAAGACCAGCCAGCAGAAAGACAAAGAAGGTGAGCGGCTCATCAAGCTGTTTTCTGTGCCATGCAAGCCGACCAAGTCAAATGGGATGCGGACCCGGAATCTTCCGGAGCATTACCCGGCGGACTGGGCAAAGTTCAAGTATTACTGCATTCAGGATGTCAATACCGAGGTGGACATCTACAAGAGACTGAAGAAGTTCCCAATGACGGAACTGGAATGGCAGCATTATCGCACGAATGAGCGCATCAATGACCGCGGCGTGAGAATCGATACGGAGTTGGTGCAGGAAGCAATCACCTGCGACCTGATGCTCTCCGATGCCATGAGCAGGAAAGCCTACGAGCTGACGGGACTTGAAAACCCGAATTCCGTATCTCAGTTGAAGACATGGCTGGAGGAGCGCGGCATCCCGATGGACACGCTCGGAAAAAAGGATGTAGCCCAGATGATCGAAGAGCTGGACAAGAACGGAGTAGATGCTGAGGCAATGGATATGCTGAAGCTCCGGCTCCAGATGGCAAAAAGCTCTGTGAAGAAATATCAGGCGGCGGAACGCTGTGTGTGTCCTGACGGCAGAGCCAGAGGACTGTTCCAGTTCTATGGAGCCAGCCGTACCGGTCGATATTCCGGCCGGAATATCCAGCTGCAAAACCTCCCACAGAACCACATCTCAACGCTGGATGAAGCGAGAACACTCGTGAAGTTGGGGTGCTTCGATATGGTCGAGAGTATCTACGGCAATACACCGGATGTCCTGTCCCAGCTGATCCGCACCATGCTGATCCCGAAAGATGGATGCGAGTTCATCGTGGCAGACTTTTCTGCTATTGAAGCCCGTGTGCTTGCGTGGGAGGCGGAGGAACAGTGGGTGCTGGATGCGTTCCAGAACGGCGAGGATCTCTACTGTGCTACCGCTTCCCAGATGTTTCATGTGCCTGTTGTCAAGCACGGCATCAACGGTGACCTGCGTCAGAAAGGGAAAATTGCGACTCTGGCTTGTGGCTATGGCGGCTCCTCCGGCGCACTCATCAGTATGGGCGCATTGCAAATGGGACTGCACGAAGAAGAACTGCCGGAGATCATTGATTCCTGGCGGGAAGCCAACCCGAAGATCGTGCAGTATTGGTGGGATACCGAAAAGGCTGCGATGACCGCCTATAAGACCGGGGAGCGGCAGGAGGTCGGAAAGATCGCCTTTGAGTTCTATTCCGGCACCCTCTGGATGGTGCTTCCGTCAGGCAGACGGCTTGCGTATCTGAAACCGAAACAGCAACCGAACCGCTTCGGCCGTATGAGCCTGACCTATGAAGGTGTGGGGCAGAATCACAAGTGGAGCAGACAGGAAACCTACTCCGGTCGGCTGGTCGAGAATGCAACGCAGGCCATTGCCCGTGACATTCTGGCTGAAGCGATGGACCGCATCTCAGCAGAGGGGTTGAACATTGTGGCTCATGTTCACGATGAAGTCATCATCGAGGCACCCAAGGGTCAGTACACAGTGGATGAGGTCTGTAAGCTGATGTCGGTCAACCCGGCATGGTGTAAGGGCTTGCCGTTGGCGGCAGCTGGTTACAAGGGTGACTACTATTTCAAAGACTAAGGGGTGAACAAGATGCCGCATGTATTGAAAATGAAGGACGGAAAACTCCTGACACCCTTTGGTATTCGAGACTTGCTGGATGCAGTCGAGGACTATGCCGGTGAGGAACTCCGCCGGGAGATCGAGGAGTATATCGAAACCAATGTGGAGGATATCGATGATTACGAAAAAGAGTATGACCGCATGGAACGGGATGGTGAACGCCTTGCTGACCATCAGCGGTCGGTTCTCTGTAACATCCGGGACGAGGTGGACGCACTGGACGCACTCCTGCAGGATACGCGGCTGAACCGCAGGCGGATGCAGGGAGCAGTACGGATCATCCAGCAGATGATCAACCGAGAACTGTAAACACGGTGCCCTTGCCGCAAGGACACGGACGAATAAAAGGGCGTATAAATATGCGCCGTATAGATAGGGAGGAAAATCGCTATGAAAACAGGAAGAAATTTGCAGGAAGTCCTGGTCGAACTGAACCGTCAGAATCAGGCAAAGCAGGACTTTATCAGTCCGGCACAGGGGATGCACCTCCGGGAAGATGGACACACCTTTGAGATCAACCATCTGACCACGAATCAGCAGGAGGTGTTCGGGACAACTTCGCTGTTCCACCGCCAGGTGGCATCGGCACTGGGCATCCCGGCAAAATATTATGATCTCATGCAGAAAGAAAAGCCGGAACTGCTGGCAGAGAATGTGAACAGCTGGTTTGCGGACAAGCCCAGCTCTTATATGGTTCGCTCTATGGATTACGGTGCCGGACAGGTAGCCCGTGCGCTGCTGTCGGAACGCTATCGCCGTATCGACAATATGGAGATTGCCACAGCTGTCCTGCCGCTGTTCGCAGGTAATGATCAGTACGAGGTGATGTCCTGCGAGGTAACGGAAAACCGTCTGTACCTCAAGGTGGTCAATCACCGTCTGGAGATGGAAGTCCGCAAGGGTGATATCGTCCAGGCTGGCGTGATGATCTCCAACTCCGAGGTCGGTCTGGGAGCTGTGTCGATTCAGCCGCTGGTATACCGTCTGGTCTGCACCAACGGTATGGTGGTCAATGACATGGGCGAACGCCGTCATCATGTGGGCCGTCAGGCAAAGGCGGTGGAGGACAGCTTCACGCTGTATTCGGACGAGACGATGGAAGCGGAGGACAAGGCATTTCTTTTGAAGCTGCGTGATACCACGATGGCTGCCATTGATGAGGCTCGCTTTTCCCAGGTGGTCGGCCGCCTGCAGGAATCTATGGCAGTGCCGATCACCGGCAGGGTACAGGATGTGGTGCAGCTGACTGCCCAGAGCTATGGCATCAATGCCGAGGAGCAGGAAGGTATCCTCAAGTACCTCATTGAAGGCGGCGACCTGTCTCTGTACGGCCTGTCCAACGCAGTCACCCGCACATCGCAGGATGTCGTTTCCTACGACCGTGCCACTACACTGGAGGGCATCGGCTGGCAGGTCGCCACGATGGAGCCGCAGCAGTGGAAGCAGATCAATCAGTAATGGGGAGGGAATCATCATGCAGAAAGAAACACAGGTTATCCGTTGGGTCGATCATAAAGAAGAAAAGGTGCCGGAATGTCGCAATAACCGAAGTCATTCTGATCCGACTGCAAATGAGGCTATCGGGAATGTGATGAGAGAAGAACGGCGAAAAGAGAAAGAGAAGATGTTGAAAGAACTGCTTCCACCAAAGCAGCTAGAATTTGACCGTCTCTTTAAAGCCGGAAACCGTCCGGAACTGAAAGATATTCTCAGCTGGTTTGGTAATGATACGGTCCTTCATATCGGGTCGAAATCGGCTTTCTATTTTATCGGCACGGCTAAGGAACTCAAGAAGGATATGGCTTTTGTCGAGAGCAATATGCAGCCGAAGAAGAACGCAGACGAACCTCCTAAGCGAAAAGCTGTTCCTGTACTTAAGCGTAAAGTCATTGAGGTATACTCCAAGCTTGACCCTTCTGAGGGTGTGATTATCAAAACGGAAGGTTCTGAGAGTGGTAACTTCTGGTTTGGAGCGGAGTATTACGCGGCAAAGAAAAAATACCTCCGGGATTGTAGAAAGAGAAAGGCATCCGTATGAGAGAAAGTGAAGTAGAAAAACAGTTCGTGGCTGCGGTAAAGGCTGCTGGAGGACAGGCACTTAAATTTACCAGTCAGACCATGAATGGCGTGCCAGATCGTCTGGTTCTACTGATTGGCGGCAAGTGTGCATTCGTGGAGCTGAAAGCGCCCGGCAAACAGATGCGTATCCTCCAGCGAAAGCGCAGACAGCAGCTCGAAGCCCTGGGCTTCCCGGTGTTCTGCGTTGACCGCTTGGAGCAGATCCAGCCTGCTGTGGATGCGCTCCTGTGCTGGACACCCGGTGAGCCTATCCCACAGGGGATCGGGGCAAAGATACCGGAGATGCCGGAAGTGAATCTTCCGGAGAAAGGAGGCGGTGTATGAGATTTGTCCCATATGAGTACCAAAGATACTGCACAGAGTATATCAAGACGCACCCAATTGCAGCTCTTTTTCTGGATATGGGCTTAGGCAAAACTGTAATCACCCTTTCCGCAATCAAAGACCTTATGCTTGAGACCTTCGAGGTCAGCAAGGTTCTCATCATTGCTCCACTGCGTGTTGCTCGTGACACATGGCCGGCAGAAATCGAAAAGTGGGACCACCTGAAAGGGCTGGATATTTCCGTCATCGTTGGAGATGTTAAGACCCGGATCGCAGCAGTCCACCACCCGGCAATGATTTACATCGTCAACCGGGAGAATATCAGGTGGCTGGTGGAGTATTACGAGAAAAATGGAATGCGATGGGATTTTAGCATGATCGTGATTGATGAGCTGTCATCATTCAAGAACTATCAGTCCCAGCGTTTCAAGTTCTTACGAAAAGTCCGCCCGTTCGTGAAGCGGTGGGTCGGATTGACCGGCACACCTTCTTCCAACGGTCTCATGGACCTGTGGGCAGAGATTGGAATTTTGGATGGCGGGGAACGGCTCGGCAAGTTTATCGGCCGGTACCGGGAAGCCTACTTCAAGGCGGGTGCGTTGAATCCGGCAACCGGCATCGTGTTCCAGTATGTTCCTAGACAGGGGGCAGAGGAGATGATCTATCAGCGGATCTCGGACATTACGATTTCCATGAAGGCTCTGGATTATCTCAATATGCCGGATTGTGTACCTACAAGGTGCGAAGTCGAGATGAACACGCAGGAAAGGGAACTCTACGATATGCTCCGGCAGGATCTTCTGATTCCGCTGAAAGACGGTGACATAGACGCTGCCAATGCTGCATCACTGACAGGGAAGCTGTTGCAGATGAGCAATGGCGCGGTCTATGACGAGAACGGCAAAGCACGAGTCATCCATGACCACAAGCTGGAAGCTCTCGAAGACCTGATCGAAGCGGCCAACGGACAGCCGGTGCTGGTGGCCTACTGGTTCAAGCATGACCGGGAGCGTATTATCAACCATCTGTCGAAACTGAAAATCAAAGTCCGGGACATCAAAAGCAGTACCGACATTAAGGACTGGAATGCCGGGAACATCCCAGTTGCACTAATCCACCCTGCATCGGCCGGACATGGTCTGAACATCCAGCAGGGCGGACACATCCTGATCTGGTTCGGGCTGACCTGGTCTTTGGAACTGTATCAGCAGACTAATGCTCGTCTTTGGCGGCAGGGCCAGACGCAGGTGGTCACCATCCACCACATCATCACCAAGGACACTGTGGATGAGGATGTCATGGCGGCTTTGGAGCAGAAGGACATGACACAGGAGAAGCTGATCTCAGCGGTCAAAGCGCAGTTGGGAGTTTGATTTCCATGCGGTGTAGGGCGGTAATGTCCTGCACCGCTTTTCTTTAAAAAATTCTCCATTTATTTTTTGGAAGAGGTTCGATTTCTCCACTTTTTCATCGCCTGTGATTTAGAAGCAGACGAAGGGAGAAAGTGGAAGATGAATACACAGGATATCCGAAAAGAACAGGAACAGGTGCTTGCTCACGCTGCCGAAAGGCCGTCTGAGCTGTTTGGGTTGCTGGATTACATATTTGATCATGCAAATGGAGACGTTGACGAAGCAGAAACCAGGATTCTGGACGAAATAAAACGCTGGGTTCGAGATATGTGTAAGATGATTGCAGGGAAAAAAGTGCAACTTAAGAAGCTGAAAGAGCAGCTGCTGTCTGCACCGACACTGACACCTGTAGAAGCCTACTACGCCATGAATTCTGGGTGCTCTGGGGAAGGAGAACGAGTCCAGAGCAGTCATATCTCAGACCCGACTGCAAAAGCAGCAATCGGCGCACTGGATTACATTATCCGAACCTGGCGGGATGATTACAAGAAATCATTGAAAAAATATGGGACACTGGCAGGTGATATTTATCTTCTGGAAATGGCTGCAGATTATGTGGGCGGAGAACAGGGGACGGTTGTTCGGCAGATTTATGTGGATGGAGTTTTCTGGAAAGATGCAGTGGGGTTAGAGGGAAAGTCGCTGTCGTGGCAAGTCATCCGAAAGATGGAACGACAGGCGCAGGAAGAAATGGCTGAATTTATTTTGAAGTACTGGAAAACACAGCGGGAAGAAAATGAGGAGGACATGAAGGATGGCACGGAGAAAGTTGTTTGATAGACCGGTAGATAAGGAAATGGTAGAACGAGCAAAACAGGTCTGTAAGGAATACACAGTGGCGAAGCGGGAACTGCCGGTACTGGAACAGGATCTTGCGCGGTTGGCAACTAAGCGGACTGAGGAAAAAAACAAAGTAATGCGGCAGTTGTATCTGGAAAAAGAGCAGGAACTTCAGAAAATGGTTGACCAGGATAAAGAAATCATCACACTTTTCACAGCTGGAGAGGAGTTTTTAGAAGGAACACCCAGAGAAGTTATTATCCAGAAATTTCTCAACGGAAAAGGATGGAACGAAATTGAAACCCCAGAAAGTAGTGTGGTAAAAATGTCGAATGGCTGTGTAGACCACTATCTCAAAATCGGATATCAGATGATGGGGTATGGAATCCAGCGGTATCTTTCAATACGGGATAAGATGTTGGGGAAGTGAACTTCAGGAGTTCACTTCCCTTTTTTGAATTTTTACCAGTCACGATAAAACATCGAGAGCTATAACTTTTCAGAGCTTTTCATCATAAATGGAGAGAATTGCTTTTAATTGGAGAAAAATGGCTTATATTGGAGAAAAAACGCATTGCATCGTATGTAGACCCGTGCTATAATATAAACTGTCAAAAGCTAAAGAGAAGCAAACAAACAGCCGATAGGTCAAAATCCTGTCGGCTTTTTTCATGCCCTCTTTGGCTTTTTTTATTATGCGTCAAGGAGGTGGAACCCGTATGGGGCGCAAGAAGAAAAATGCAAGACATAGTGTGCATGGTCGCAAGATTCATGTCAACAAGTACATCAATCAATGCGGAAAAACCAAGAAGTGCCGCAAGTCAGCAGTATCCTGGCGGCCGGCATCGAAAGAAACACCGTTTAATGATATGCCGACCTACCAGTGGCCGACTGTGAGAACTCCAAAACAGTATGAAGTCTGGTTCGCAGAGCTAGGCGATCACTCTGGCACTTCGGTGCAGAGCGGTACACGTCCAGTTCTGGTCATCAGCAATGACGTGGCGAATCGTAATTCCCCGGTCATTACAGTGATTCCGCTGAGTTCCAAGTTGAAGAAGCTGGAACTTCCGGTACACATCGTACTTACAGAAAAAGAGTGTGAGATGCTCAGGGATGAGCATTTGGAGGATTCCATCCTGCTGGTGGAGCAGATCACAACCATCGACAAGTTGGTTCTGTTTAATCGGTTTTGCTGTGTGGTCTCCGTTCAGAAGAAGTACGAGATCGAAGCCGCTGTTACAAAGCAGTTTGCGATGCGGGCTTCAACACATGGCACGAATTCTACGAGAAAGGAGGTCTGACCGCTATGGTGGATATCAAAAACATCCCGGCGGAGCTGAAGTCCTCCTGCCGGTTTTGTGTCTGGAAATTTGAAAAGCGGAACGGTCAGAAGACTAAGATGCCGTATAACCCGGAGAACGGTGACAGAGCCAGGATCAATGACCTTCGCACCTTTGCGGATTTCAAGACTACGCTTGTCACTTACGCGATGGGCGGCTATGACGGAATCGGCATTGCGGTTGGCAGTGGCATCGGAGCTTTCGATATCGACCACTGTATCCGTGAAGACGGCACACTGAACGATACGGCGGACACCGTACTTTCAATCTTCCCTACAGCGTATGTGGAAAAGTCACCGTCCGGCAAAGGACTGCGTGGATTCTTCCATGTGCCAGAGGACTATGTTTACGACAAGACAGTCTACTACATCAACAATCGCAGCAAGGGTCTGGAAGTGTATATGCCCAGTGCGACAAACCGCTTCGTCACCGTAACGGGAGATGTTTACCGCACAGGTGAGATCCCGAACGATGAAACGGCGATGACCACTCTGCTGGATACGCTGATGAAGCGAAACAAGCAGGTGCAGCAGACACATTTCCAGCACCATTCGTATCTGGATGATGAGGCTGTCATCGCACACGCCAACGAGGCCAGCAACTCCGAAAAGTTCAAAAAGCTCTTTGCCGGTGAGTGGGAAGACCTCTACGGCAGCCAGTCGGATGCAGATATGGCGTTCCTGTCTATTCTGGCATTCTGGTGCGGCTGTGATGAGGAGCAGATGGACCGCATCTTCCGCACATCTGGTCTGATGCGCCCGAAGTGGGATCGCAAACAGGCTGGTTCAACCTACGGTGCCATCTCTATCCGCAACACAGTCAATACCTGCGCTTCCGTTTACATTCCTGTCAACGCGCAGGACATTGTGGATGAGGAGTTTGCAAATCTTGACTCTGATGATAAAGAGGCGGAGCGGCCACCGGACATCAGCAAGCTCACGCTGTCGCTGGAAGAAATGGCTCCGCACACGAATCCGCGCTACGGCAGGGATGAGATCGGTTTGGGCAACATGTTCGCCGATTTTTTCAAGCCTATCGCACGGTACAACAGTGAACGCGGCATCTGGTTTGTCTATGATGGAGTTGTCTGGCAGCCGGATATGGAGAACCTTAAGGTGGCAGAGCTTGCGAAATATCTGGCAGATAAGCTGTATCTGTTTGCATTGAAGATTACAGAAGAGGATGTCAGAAAGCGGTTCATCGACCGCGTCCGGAAACTCCAGCAACGCAAGCACCGTGACACGATGCTGAAAGACGCGAAGTCCGTATTCCCACTGTCCATGAAGCAGTACGATCAGGATATCTATCTGTTCAACTGCAAAAATGGAACACTGGATCTGCGGACGATGGAATTCCGGGAACACCGCCCGGAGGATTTTCTCACAAAAGTGTCCCCTGTGATATATGCCCCGGATGCCGACTGCCCTCGCTGGCGGACGTTCATCACGGAGATCATGCAGGGGGATAAGGCCAGAGCAGACTATCTTCAGAAGGCTATCGGATACTCGTTGACTGGTGACACCCGCATGGAGTGCTTGTTTATTCTGTACGGTCCGACATCCAGAAACGGTAAGGGTACCACAATGGAGAGTATTCTGCGTATTATGGGCGAGTACGGTAAAAATGCAGATCCGACCATGCTGCAGGCGAAGTTTAACAGCCAGAGCGGAGGACCGTCTGAGGAAATCGCCCGGCTTGCCGGCTCTCGTTTTGTAAACATCTCCGAGCCGGAGAAAAAGATCACTCTGGATGCAGCTCTTACCAAACGACTGACCGGTAACGATACGATCACAGCCCGGTATCTGCATGAGAACAGTTTTGAGTTCCGACCGAACTTCAAAATTTTCATCAACACGAACCATCGTCCGAATATCACAGACCTTACGCTGTTTGAGTCTGGCCGAATCAAAATCATTCCGTTTGACCGGCATTTTGAAGAAAATGAACAGGATAAGGATCTAAAGTCCACTTTTGCTAAACCGGAAAATATGTCCGGCATTCTGAACTGGATGCTCGAAGGCTATAAGCTGTTCCGCAGTCAGGGACTTGCCATGCCGGATTCTGTCGTTCAGGCAACAACGGACTATCAGATATTCTCAGATAAGATGGGTCAGTTTTTTGATGAATGCATTGAAGAAAAGGAAGGGTGTGAGCTTCGGCGCGGTGCAGTTTACACACGCTACAAAGAGTGGTGTGGAGAGAATGGCTACCGGGCAGAGGCAGCCAAGAATCTAAACCAGGAGATTGAAAAGCGGTACAAGACTGCAAGAAAGCGTCCGAATGACGGTGCCTCCAGCAGTACGACTCCGATGGTCCTGGATGTGGCGTTCACGGCAAGTGAAGAGTCAAAAGAGGACTTTGCACCATTGACATCATGAGCTTGAAATTCAAGGTACGGACGGATTTGTTGCGGCTGTTGCTGGAAGAACACAGTGAAATCTATTGTTTTTGATTTTCATAAGTTCCCATCAAAATACCAGCAACACACGACTTCGGAGTCACGTTACCAGCAACAGCAGCAACGCCCCAGCAACAGAAAAACGTAGGAAAATCAAAGGTTTTCGGTGCTGTTGCGAGTGTTGCGAGTGAAAACCCTATTTTATTTATATTATTTTCTTTTATATACTATTTACTTTTTACTAGCAACAATAGCAACAAAAGAAAAAATATAGATCTTAACACCCCTGAAAAGTGCGTAAAATCAATATTTTTGGGGACTGGACACCTCGCTTTGTGAGGAAAGCGCCAGCAACACACCAGCAACAGATTCAGAGGACACATTGGAACTACACAATGGAACATCGCAGGCCGCTTTTGTGGGAGCCTATTTGTGGGCATGGGCAAAGGCGGCCTGCTTTGTGATACATGAAAGAGAGGACAGAACATGAGTAAGATTATTACCTGTGAACAGGTCAGCAATGGTCATCCCGATAAGATCTGTGACCAGATCGCAGATGCCATCGTGACCGACATTCTCCAGCATGACAGGAACGCCCGTGTGGCAATCGAGTGTCTGCTGAAAAAGAGCCAGCTTTTTATTGCCGGCGAAGTCACTACCGATTATCGGCCAAACTACAACCAGATCGTTCACGATGTGTTCAACCGCATCGGTGCTGAAAAGCTGGGCTGGAACCTGACCGAGCTTCTCCGCATCGGCATTCTGGTGGACAAGCAGTCGCCGGATATTGCAATGGGTGTGGACAAGGGCGGTGCCGGTGATCAGGGCATCATGTACGGCTACGCCACCAACGAGACGGCAGAGCAGATGCCGATTCCGTACATGGTCGCCACCAAGTTCCTGCAGTTGCTGAAGAACCATCCGTCCAAGATGTTCCGAGCAGATGCCAAGGCGCAGGTCAGCTACGATTACGACACCGGCCGAATCACCACCTTCCTCTGCTCCGTGCAGCACAGCCCGGATGTGGAGGTCAGCGACTTCCGGCATATCATCGAATCCATGATGGTGCTGGCCGCCTGCGAGTACGGTCTGGATGGTGACTTCACGAAGCTGGTTAATCCGACCGGTCGTTTCGTGCTGGGTGGCAGCTATGCTGACTGTGGTGTGACTGGCCGGAAGCTGGCGTGCGATACCTACGGTGGCATCGGTCGCATGGGTGGCGGTGCTCTGAGCGGTAAAGACCCCACCAAGGTGGATCGCTCCGCAGCATACATGGCTCGGAAGATCGCCAAAGACATCGTGCAGGCGGGCTACGCTGACAAGTGCGAAGTCCAGCTGGCCTACGCTATCGGTGTGATACAGCCGGTGGGTGTGTCGGTGGAGTGCTTCGGTACGGAGCACCAGTCCCTTGACTTCATCGAAGCCTACGTCCATGACAGCTACGACCTGACCCCGCAGGGTATCATCAAGCGGCTGGGACTGCTGGATGTAGATTACAACAAGGTCAGTGCTTACGGTCACTTCGGTAAGGCTGGGCTTCTGTGGGAGGACTGACCTATGCCGTACAGACCAAAGACACCGTGCCATCACCCCGGCTGTCCGGAGCTGGTCGAACCCGGCCGGCTTTACTGTGAGAAGCACCTGCCTCTCCACCCAGAAGCCACCCGCCCGGCAGCGAAGCGTGGATACAACAGACGGTGGCAGAAAGCCAGAAAGTCGTATCTGGAAGCCCATCCGCTGTGTGTGCAGTGTGCCAAGAAGGGCAAGTACGTCCGGGCAACGGTGGTGGATCACATCATTCCGCACCGTGGTGACCAGAAACTTTTCTGGGACCAGAACAACTGGCAGTCGCTGTGCAAGAGCTGCCACGATAAGAAGACGCTGACCGAAGACATCAACCCGACCTACACCTACTGACACCCCCACCGGGGGGCCGGGGTCACTTCTCTACGGTGAAGTCACACGGAGACCGGTGCGCCCTTTTCTGTGAAAAACCGCAAAATTCATAGGCCGGGGGTCAGAGGATTAACGGCGCAAAATGAAACAGGAAAATGTACAGGCATCGGAGCTTCGGTTCCGGTGCCATTCTTTTTCCCCGAAATGAACCAAAGTGTGTGAAACTTCTCGTAAACAGGGAGCTTTCGCACATTTTAGCTTGTTCCGGGAGGAGCAGGGGCGAGCGGGAATCGGCCGCCGCAACAACGATCCAACCTGGCGGGGCAGTGCCGATTTCCACTTCGCCGCTTTTCGCATGAATTATGAGATTTTTCTAAGAAACCGCCGAAGAAACGGCGAAAAATGAGAGTGAGGTGAGGGCAGATGGAAGATTACACGGCTGAGATGATCAGGGACATGGCTTTTTCCTTCTGCCCTCAGTGCGGTACGGCAATCGTACCAAACCATAAAGGCAGACCACGGAAGTTCTGCTCACCGGAATGCCGGTCACGGTGGAACAACACCCACCCGAAACCAGAGAACTGGAAGACCGTGCGGTCAAAGATCTGTCCGGTGTGCGGCAGGGAGTTTTCCTACCGGCACCAGTATGGTCTGGAACGGAAATATTGCAGCCGTGCCTGTGCAAACAAAGGACGCTGGAAGGAGGGCGATGCAAATGGAAGGACCGCTGAACATAGAGCGTGATGTGGTAAAGAATGGTGTCCGGCTGGACTGTGTGTTTGAGGGCTATGAGTACCGCCCGGAGAGAGAAGAAGTCCGAAGCCAGCGGCTTGCCGGGTTTGGATGTGTGGAGATCGCAGAAAACACCGGGCTTTCTTTGGAACAGGTCACGGATTACTGCCGGGAACTGGGCCTGCCGGAAACGGGGAGCTGCCAGTTACAGCCACCGGATGGGTCGGGGGAACGGCGCTGTCCAGTGTGCGGACGGATTCTCGTGCAGAGAGGGAACAGTGGTCGGAGACGGTTCTGTTCTCCAGCTTGCCGGGAGGAATATTACAGGCAGCATAAGTCTTTTCGGATCGCGGTCTGTAAAAACTGTGGAAGGGAGTTCCATGCCGTAGATGAAGGAAAACGGCAGCGGAAGTTTTGCAGTCTGAATTGTTACTGGGATTATCGATACGGGATGAAGGGAGTGGATGAGGATGAGTAAGATTATCGGTGTGTTTCCGATGTTCAACACCGGGGGTATCTGTGTACATGCGATTGACGATGCGGAAGATAAGGTGCTGGCATCTGTGAACGGGGAAAACCCGGAATGGTGCGAGATGGCTGAACAGCCGCAGGAAGATGGAGATGAAATGGAGTCGGGCTTTTTGTTCGGCTCCTTTTTCGTGCCCTTCTCCGGGGTCATGCGCATGTGAATCTGAATTAGGAGGAGCCTACATGAAAGCGACTGCTGAACTGAAGATGCTGCCGGTGTCCGTACTCAAGCCGGCCGCATACAATCCCCGGAAGAAGCTGAAGCCGGGGGATAAAGAGTACGAGAAGATCAAGAACTCCATCACGGAGTTCGGGTTCGCAGATCCTTTGGTGGTCAATGCCGACATGACGATCATCGGCGGCCACCAGAGACTGACTGTTGCAATGGAACTGGGCTATACCGAAGTGCCTTGTGCGGTGGTGGACATCGACAAGACCAGGGAAAAAGCCCTGAACATTGCGCTCAACAAGATCACGGGTGCATGGGATGATTCCCTGCTGGCTGATCTTTTGAAGGACATCGAAGATTCCAACTTCGACCTTGGCAAGACCGGCTTTGAGCCGCCGGAGATTGAGACCCTGTTCAACAAGGTCCACAGCAAGGAGGTCAAGGAAGATGACTTTGATGTGGAATCCGAGCTGAAACAGCCATGCTTCTCCAAAGAGGGCGACCTCTGGCATCTGGGTAAGCACATCGTTCTGTGCGGGGATTCCACCAAAGCGGAATGCTATGACACCCTGATGGACGGAACCAAGGCAAATCTGGTCCTTTCCGATCCCCCTTATAACGTGGATGTGGAAGAGACTGCTGGTAAGATCATGAATGACAACATGGGTGACTCGGAATTCTACCAGTTCCTGCTGGCAGCGTTCCAGCAGATGCACGGTCATCTGGCAGACGATGGTTCCATCTACATCTTCCATGCAGATACGGAAGGGCTGAACTTTAGAAAAGCATTCAAGGATGCTGGGTTCTACCTGTCCGGGTGCTGTATCTGGAAGAAGAATGCGCTGGTGCTGGGACGCAGTCCTTACCAGTGGCAGCACGAGCCGTGTCTTTACGGCTGGAAGCAGAAGGGGAAACACCAGTGGTATTCCGACCGGAAGCAGACGACCATCTGGGAGTATGACCGGCCGAAGTCCAACAAGGACCATCCGACCATGAAGCCCATCGGCCTGATGAGCTATCCGATCCGCAACTCCACCATGACCAACGGAATCGTCCTCGATCCGTTTCTGGGCAGCGGCTCGACACTGATCGCCTGTGAGGAGACCGACCGTGTGTGCCGGGGCATCGAGCTGGACCCGAAGTTCGTGGATGTGATCGTGAAGCGGTACATTGAACACAGCGATGGCCACTACGATGATGTGTATGTCATCCGTGACGGCCAGAAGCTGAAGTTCGAGGAAGTGGCGACCTTCGAGCCGGAAAGCGAGGATGCCGATGCCTGATGTAAAATGCGTCCTCATCCATGACAACTTCCAGAATTTCAAGTCCTATAACATCCCCAAGGCGCAGCTGGTGATCGCAGACATTCCGTACAACATCGGTACAGATTTCTATGCCAGCCGGCCGGACTGGTATGTGGATGGCGACAACAAAAACGGGGAGAGCAGCAAGGCGCGGAAGGCGGCATTCAATACCGATTTCACCTTCAACATTGCAGAGTATTTCCACTTCTGCAACCGCCTGCTGAAGAAAGAACCCGGCACAGGAGAGAAGGATGCGCCGTGCATGATCGTGTTCTGTGCGTTCCAACAGATCCCGAAGGTGATCACCGAAGCAGAGAAATACGGCTTCAAGAATTATATCCCGCTGGTGTTTTGCAAGAACTACAGTCCGCAGGTCTTAAAGGCCAACATGAAAATTGTGGGCGCAACGGAGTATGCGCTGGTTCTGTACCGGGGAAAGCTCCCGAAGTTCCGCAACCTCGGTGAGGACGGAAAGCCCCACATGATCTTCAACTGGTTTGACTGGAAGCGGGATGGCAGGGAATACCCGAAAATCCATCCCTCCCAGAAACCGATCTCCGTGCTGAAACGACTGATCGAGACCTTTACAGATGAGGGCGATGTGGTCATTGACCCCTGCGCCGGCAGCGGCTCCACGCTGAGAGCAGCAAGAGAACTGGGGCGCAACAGCTACGGATTTGAAGTGTCAAGAGATTTTTACCGGAAAGCAAATGAGCAGATGCTCGGAGAGGAGGCTTCCGCATGAGTACAGAACAGAATAAGACTTTGACCCTCGGCAGCCTCTTTGATGGCTCCGGGGGTTTTCCATTGGGCGGTCTTTTGACCGGTCAGATCACTCCGGTGTGGAGCAGCGAGATCGAGCCGTTTGCCATCCGAGTCACGACCAAACGTCTGCCGTGGGTGAGGCATTATGGAGATGTGTCTGCCATCAGCGGTGCAGACCTGCCGCCTGTGGACATCATCACCTTTGGCAGTCCCTGTCAGGATATGTCCATCGCCGGTAAGCGGGACGGTCTGGATGGTTCACGGTCCAGTCTGTTTTACGAAGCAATCCGAATCGTGAAAGAAATGAGGTGTAAGACCAATGGAGAAAAACCAAGATTTATCGTGTGGGAGAATGTGCCAGGGGCCTTCTCCTCAAACAAAGGGCAGGACTTCAAAGCAGTCCTCGAAGCAGTCATCGGTGTTAAAGAACCGGCCGCCTCGGTGCCTGCGCCTGAGAAGAAAGGATGGCCCGACGCTGACTACTACGTGGGAGACGGATGGAGCGTCGCGTATCGAGTTCTTGATGCACAATGGTGGGGCGTTCCCCAAAGAAGAAAACGTATCTACCTTGTCGCAGATTTTGCAGACCAGAGTGCCCCAAAGGTACTATTTGAGTCCGAAGGCGTGTCTCGGTATTCTGCGGAGGGCTTCCATGCGTGGCAAAGAGCTGCCGCCGGTGCTGAAAGCGGCACTGGAGAGGCAGGCTTCAGCGGAGCAGGAGGGCGGATCTGTCTGAACGACCAGGGCGGTAAGCAGATGGATGTTTCCCAGGATGTGACCGGTACCCTCCGGGCAGAGGAGCATGGACATCAGCCGTGTGTTCTGGAAGCTGCCGGTTTCTGTACCGAGCATTCGGCAGATGCCAGAAGCATCGGATACGAGGAGGAACGCTCACCGACCCTCCGGGCTGGTGTTGTGCCTGCCGCCATCGCACTGGAAAATCATCCTGCTGACAGCCGGGTGAAGATTTCCGAGGATGGTAAGGTGCAGACACTGACAAGCCGGTGCGGTACAGGTGGCGGTAATGTCCCGATGGTCATGGACGCTGTTGAAAATTCAGTGGAAAGTCCGGTGAAAGAAGTTGAAAACTCCCCGGCAGTCACGCTGAAAATTCGCTCCGGTTGCGAGGGCGGCGGGAAGGGAGCCATCTGGCAGGAAGAAAAGTCGGCCACCCTCGGCTGCAACAACGACCAGACACTATTCGTTCCGAAATGCTATGGCGTCTGTTCCAAAGCCAGCCATTCCATGATGTCCGATAATCCGCACAGCGGTTTTTATGAGGCCGAAACTTCCCGGACACTGGACCGCAGCGGCGGTGACCCGACCTGCAATCAGGGCGGTATCTGTGTGGTAGAGCCGGTCGCCTTTACCCAGAACCAGAGGGATGAAGTCCGGGATCTTGGAGAAAAGTCAGCGGCACTGGCAGCAGAGCCAGGGATGAAGCAGCAGACCTTTGTGGCACAGCCGAAAGATGTGACAGTCTTCCATGTGAACCAGCGCAATGAGCTGATCGATCTGCATGGCAAGTCCGGTGCGTTGATGGCGACCCGGAGTGACCAGATGCAGACCTTCGTCCTGCAGGGCAACATGATCGGCCGCAAGGATGAGAACGGTCCGCAGGGGGATGGCGTCAATGCGGATGTCTGCTTTACACTGGATGCCACTGACCGCCATGCAGTCTGCGCACCGGAGGATGTATATGCCATGACCACCGGCTCCTATATGCAGGTGGCAAAAGAAGTCGCACCGACCCTGATGGCACGGGACTACAAAGACCCAACCACTATTGCACCGGTGCCGCATCTGAACGAGGGTGTCATGGGAACCGTGGCAACCGGGGCACATCCCAGCGGCTTCAACGGGCAGGATGCCTTCAATGACCGTCTGGTCATCGACAATCCGGAAGCACAGCCCGCACCTGTGACCTATACCGTCCGTCGTTTGACACCGACCGAGTGTGCCAGACTGCAGGGCTTCCCTGACTGGTGGTGCCGGGATCTCGGAACGGAAGACCCGACCGAGGAAGAGCTGGCATTCTGGGCAGATGTGTTTGAAACGCACCGTAAGATCGTGACCCATGCCAAGAAGCCGAAGACGGAGAAGCAGATCCGGAAATGGCTGGCTGACCCATATACGGATTCGGCCGAGTACCGTATCTGGGGCAACGGCATATGCTTAGCCAACGCATTTTTTGTTCTGGCCGGCATCGCTTGGTGCGCAGGTCTGGAAGAATAAACTGGCCCACTATATTACCAGGTAGAAAGCGACCTGGTGATATGGTGGGCTTACATATTGGTCCTATTTACACAACAGATTTCGCAGTCCCTTGTGTAATTGGTCGAACATGAAGAATATCGGGAAATGGCCTTGCTATTCATCCGGTTTAGAGTGATATATGTGCTACCGAAAAGAACATCGGGATGCACAAAAACAAATGAACGAGAAGGAGCGATGAATCATGTTGAAATTTAAACTGAACGTAGCCGAGAGAAAGACCCTCGCAAAACGCATGGAGGAGCTGACCGGCATCCACCCTTACTATACCAAAGCACCTCTGTATTCTTACGACATAGGAAACTACACCATCGACCGGAATGGCAACCTTCTGGTCGAGCCGGAGAATGCAGATGCCGAGCTGCTGACGACCCTGCTGAATGAGGGACTGATCCGCGGCGGCGAGAGTATTGAGAGCATGGATGACCAGCCGGAGGACACAGAGCTGACAGCAGATATGGATGAGGAGCCTGTGACTGAGGATACCGAAGCGGAGACGGAGGTTCTGGACGAGCAGGAACCCGAAGATGCAGATACCGCAGAGGAAAAAGAGCCTGCGGAAGATGAATCCGAGGAAGCGGCGGAGCTGGATAACACGGCAGAGGATGAGCCGGGTGCAGAGGAGCCGGAAAGCGAGGAGCAATCAGAAGCAGAAGACCAGCCGGGAGAAGTGCCGCTGGACTTGGAGCTTGCATTTCCGGTCAGCCAGCACAACGGTGTGACTCTCCGCAACCTGGTCAACCTTCTTTACAGCCGCGGCAAGCTCATCGGCAAGGCGACTGGCGGACACTTTCATGTGGAAGAGGGGCTGGTCGAGAAGCTGAAGGACGATAGCTGCACCTTTGCCATCATGAACTTCATCAATGCGGTCAGCGACTATGAGACTGAACATGGTGCTGCACTGGAAGGCCTGAAGATCACCACCGAGAAGGTCACCTTTACCGGCTTCCCGACTGCACCGGACCACGAACATCTGACGGCTTTTGCACAGCTGGCGGTGCTGATGAACCAGCAGGCTATCAGCCAGAAGCGCATCCAGGCAAAGGATGTCAACGATGAGAATGAGAAATACGCACTCCGCACATGGCTCCTGCGGCTGGGGATGAACGGTCCGGATTTCAAAGAGACACGCAAGATCCTCATGGAGAACCTTTCCGGTCATGCGGCTTTCCGCACGGATGAGGAAGCACAGAAGTTCCTTGCAAGGGAAAAGGCAAAACGGGATGCCCTGAAAGCCGCGAAACTGGCGGCACAGAACGGCGATCCTGCCACAGGGGAAACGGTCGCACCGGATACGACCCAGCCGACACAGCCCGACTGTGGGGCAGACACGGCGCAGATGCTGGAGGCGGGAGCGTAAGCTCCCAATCCCCCCAATGGGGGCCGGAAAATATGCGAGACCCTCTTCCATTGTACCGATATTAGCTCTGAAAATGTACATTATCAAGCGGATAAACTGCAGAAATGTACACGATCAATCTGCCTTATATTTGTCGAATATATGTTCTTTTATATCCTTGCTATTATCCGCACCTGACGGTAATATGCACATACCGAAAGGGAAAACAAGGAAAAAACAAAGGAGAACATACCATGAACGATAAAACAAGAGAGCAGATTGAAGCCATGAAGAACCAGACCATCGGAGTTGAGATCGAGATGAACAACATCACCAGAGAAAAAGCGGCAAGAAAGGTCGCTGAGTACTTCGGAACCAGAGCATGGAACGCGGCCAGCGAGTACGGATATTACAGCTGGGCTTGCAAGGACGGACAGGGCAGGGTTTGGAAATTCCAGAGGGATGTGAGCATCTACGGACCGGACGCAGAAAAATGCGAACTGGTCACCCCGATCCTCACCTACGACGACATCGAATCCCTGCAGGAAATCATCCGGCTGCTCCGCAAGGCAGGCGCAAAGAGCAGCCCAAGCCGCGGATGCGGGGTCCACATCCACATCGGCAAAGGCGACCACACCGCAAAGACCATCCGCAACCTTGTGAACATCATGGCGGCACACGAACAGCAGATCGGCAGAGCCATCCGGATCGACGCAGGGCGCACCGGACAATATTGCCGAGTGGTCGACCACCGCTTCCTCGACCGGCTGAACCGCGAGAAGCCGACCACCATGCGCAAGCTGGAAGACATCTGGTACGAAGGCAACGGTTCCAGCTGGGAAAACCGGAATGCCCACTACAATTCAAGCCGATACCATATGCTGAACCTCCATGCCACCTTTACAAAAGGGACCATTGAATTCCGACTTTTCCAATTCGCAGACCCAGCGGACGGAAAGCGTAACGGGCTGCATGCCGGTGAGATGAAAGTCTACATCCAGCTTTGCCTCGCAATGAGCCAGCTTGCCAAGATGGTCAGAACGGCAAGCCCGAAGCCCCAGCAAACTGACAACGAAAAGTACGCGATGCGGTGCTGGATGCTGAGGCTGGGATTCATCGGGGATGAATTCGCAACGGCAAGGGAGATCCTTCTGCGGAACATGGAGGGCAACGCATCCTGGCGGAACAAATAAGCCGGGATGCACGGGCACCTTTTGGGCGGGCAACCGCCCTTGAGGTGGTAGAAGGAGGTGCAGGTCTATGAAAAGCACGTTAAAAAATGAAAACACACCGGGTGGCAGGACCTTTAAGGTGACCATCACTGAGACCTACCAGAGAACGGTGACCATTTATGAATCCGAGATGAAAGAGCCGACCGTGGAGGAAGCACAGCGAGTGGCAGAGGACTGGTGGCAGGACAGCCAGATCGAGCTTGGGACAGAGGATTTCCAGGGCGTGGAATTCACTGGCAGGGAGGACGGTGAGGCAGATGCTTGAACTGATCAGCCGAGTCCCATCCAGATATTACCTTGCCTACGGAAGCAACCTTGACATGGAGCGGATGGAAAAGAGATGCCCTTACGCTGTGGTGGTCGGCACGACCGAGATCAAGGGCTACCGGCTCCTGTTCAAAAAGAGTAAGACCGGCTGCTATGCCACCATCGAGCAGGATGCCAATGAAAGCGTACCTGCGGTGGTCTGGAAACTCTCGGAATACGATGAGCTCCTGCTGGACCGATACGAAGGCTGCCCAAGATACTACTATAAGAAGCAGTTCCAGCTTCCGGTCTGGAACCTGAACGGGAACCGCATGAAAAAGGCAAAGCCATGCATCGCTTATGTGATGCACGAGGACCGGCGGCTTGGCTGCCCGGATGCCGAGTATTTTGAACTGCTGCACGGCGGCTACAGCGACTGGGAGTTTCCGCTGGACACACTGAAGCGTGGACTGGCAGCCAGTATCGGAAGGGCAGAAGCCATCCGGTATCTGAAGAAGCGGCAGATGATGTAAGAGTACACGATCAAAAGCAAAAAACATTGTGCAGTATATGATGCTCATCGGCCTTGATAAATCAGGGCAGAAGAGTGATATATACCATACCGCCAGACAAGAGCGGAGAAAACCGAAGGGAGAGATTCAAATGAAGAACAAGAAATATTACATCGCCTACGGCAGCAACCTGTCGGTGGAGCAAATGGCATACCGGTGTCCGGATGCAAAAATTGCAGGACAGGCGGTGCTGGCAGGCTGGGAGCTTTTGTTCCGCGGCTGCGCCACCATCGCACCGAACCCGAAGAAGAACACGCCGGTTCTGGTGTGGGAGATCTCGGAAAGGGATGAAGGAAACCTCGACCTTTATGAGGGCTACCCGAACTACTACCGCAAGGAAGTCCTAAACATCAAACTGCTCCGGGAAGGGGCAGAGCCGGAGATGGTGACCGCAATGGTCTACATCATGGAGAACGACTTCGGACACCGCGCACCGAGCCGGTATTACTACAAAGTCCTGCATGACGGCTACAAGGCATTCCACTTCCCGATGCACATCCTCGAAGGTGCGCTGAAGGAATGCATGGATAAGGATGCCGCCCAGCGGATGATCGAGGAGGTGCAGGCATGAATTTCGCAGATCAGAAAATGGTCAAGAAGTTGAGAAAAGAGTTCCCGGTCGGATGCCGGATCGTCCTCGATGAGATGGATGACAGGCAGGCACCGCCCATCGGAACGCAGGGAACCTGCAACGGGGTCGATGATGCCGGAAACATCTTGGTGAGCTGGGATACCGGAAGCCATCTGAACGTTGCCTACGGTGCGGACAGTTGCCACCGTGTGGCAACGGATGCCGAGGTCAAGGTGTCGCTCGACCGCCTTGGTAAAACGCGACAGACCGACCCGCGTTGCCCCAGGTGCGGAGCAAAGCCCAACTGCTACGACCATCAGCAGCAGGCACTCAGCCGAAGGGCGGACATCCAGATCTGCAACCGCTGCGGAACGGAGGAAGCATTAGAGGACATTGCATGGGGCGGACAGCAGAAGATGCATCTTGCAGACTGGGCAATCGTGAAAGGAGGCTGGGTCGAATGAAGGTTCTTCTGATCAAACCGATGGAGCATCCGCAGGTGGTGGACATTGAAAACTCCCTGAAAGAGTTCTACCGAATCCTCGACTGCGACTGCATCACAGCCACCTACCCGTGGAAAGAACGCGCCGTCCTGGTCACCGATGACAACGGGCTGTTCACCGAGAAGTCATTCAGCAGATACATTCCGGAGCTGGAGCAGCCCATCAAGGGAAACTTCTTCATCTGCGGATTGGGCGAGGAAGATTTCGCAGAGCTGCCCCAGGACCTCATCCAGAAATTCAGGGAACGCTTCTGGGTGCCGGAGGCATTCGTCAGTATGTTCGGGCAGATGGCAGTCATCCAGATGGATGACGGAACGAAGCCGGAATAAGATACCACAATCAGAAAAATACCCTCTCGGCCAGAAAAGACCGGGAGGGCTTGGTTTAACAGGAGGAGCCTATGGGACACAGGAAGATGCCGGCTTATGGCGAGAGGGAACACGGCGGCAGATACATTCTGGATGAATACGAATGGTCGAGAAACCACTGCAAGGCGGTGACCATCCGCAGATGGAAAAGGGACCTGAAAAAGAAAGCCAGAGCGCATAACCGCAGGGTGATGCATCAGGCAATGCAGGGCGAAGCCGATTAGACGAAAAATGGGGGCCTCAAAAGAATGAGAACCCCCTTCCAGTTTACTGTATATTACCTCTGGAAAGCAACGATAGCAAGGAGAACCGCCGCCATAATGTACACAAACATCTGGCAGCGGTTTTGTGTATCATACCAAACCAAAACGGGGGATACGAGGCAGAACCCCAGCTTCTGCTGGGGGAGCCTTTTGGGATTCCTTAGAAGAAATCCCTCATGCTCATGCCGACCTCGTTCAGTCGTTCTTCCATGCTGTGGTAGTGCCAATCTTCTTCCTCTTCTTCGTCCTCTTCCTCAAGCTCTTCTGGGAAGGGGTCGTGCCGCCATCCGGCTTTCTGGTATTCTTCTTCCCGGATGTCGTTGCGGTCGTAAATGTCCAGCTCGTATTCTTCTTCAAGCTCTGCGATGCGGTTTTCGATTGCGGTTTCAACTTCTGTAATGGTCTTTTTCATGGTTTTTGTCCTCCGTTTTTGGTTTGGTTTTCTTTGCTTTCGTTGTGTGTATAATGCCGCAGAAACACATATATAGCAAGTCAATCAGGGGTCATATATGTACCAAACATGAGGGGCGAGGATCGTTGATAATATGACGTTTTATGGCCTTGCTATCACAGGGCAGTGACGGTAATATACAGCTACAAAAAGCAAAGGAGGACAGCAGAATGGCTGATTGGAGAACATGGGAAAAAGGAAGAAAGACAACATGGCACTGGAACGAATTTGATGGAAGCGGAAGCCGGGAAGGGATCATCACAGAGGTTCATGAAGACCATGCAATCATGGAAGCAGACGGCATGCACCTTTGGATCGACGATGACACGGCAGAGATGTTCAGCTAAGAAAAACGGGGAGGGAAACCTCCCCGGATAAACACATAAATCCACCAGATCAGGGCGCAGATGATCGTGTACTTTAGCCGCTTGATAGTATCCGGCAGTGACGGTAATATACAGCTACCAAAACGAAAGGGGCAAAGAACATGGAACGCTACACTTACGAGATCACCTTTACACGGCTGGATGGACAGCCGGATGAAATCCAGCAGCACACCAGTGAGGAGCTGGCAAGAGAATGCTTCCGGCTTTTCGATGAGCCGGACAGCGCAGAGATGTACAGCAAAATTGAATTTAGCCGCCATGACTGGGAGACAGGCATGGATGAGATTCTGGAAACGATGACATTTTGAGAGGAGAACAAAAACATGACCTACACAAAAATCAACCTTTATCTTGCAAACGGAATTCCAGAGGCACTCAGCAACCTCTGGTACGGAAGCGACAGTGCGGTGGTCGAGATCAGGGATGCCGTTGAGGATGCGAAGAACGGCAAGGACCTTCTGAACCGCATCCAGAAGATGAAGCTCCTTCGGAAATTCACCCTCGACAGGGAGAACGGCAAGCGCATCCGCTTCAAGGGAACGGACTGCTGGGGCAACGTAAGCTACCTCGAAATCATCCGCTAAAGGCAAGACCGACAGGCGCAAGGGGCTGGAAATGACCAGCCTTTTGCTCGTGTCTGTCTTCCGAAAGCTGGCATGAAAAGCACATAAATATGACAATTACAGGATTGAATGATCGTGTAGTTTAGCCGCTTGATAGTGTTTCGAGGTGACGGTAATATACAGTCACCGAAAGGGGAAAACAACAAAAACGGAGGATACGACAATGACGAAGAACGAAGACCGCATCAATAAACTTTTCAAGGAACTGGTACCGGATACGGGTAAGGCAGACAGCCTCGCAGGGGAGCTGGTAAGGGCAATGAGCCGCATCGGATACCGCTTTTACAACGACGGCGACCAGCTGGGCATCGGCTACGGCAAGGAAACCTGCAACCCTGCAGGGCGGTTCCTTGGAGCCAAGGGCAACGACAAAATCGCAAAGCTGACTGCAGATGCCTGGGCAGTCTACAGTGAGGAAGCCTACGAAAAGGTTCTGGACATCCTTTGCGGAGCGGTTGCCGACTATGTTGAGCAGAACCCAGACCTTAGAAACCAGCCGACCGAAGATATGTGGGACTTCAAGGATGAGGAAGAAGACCAGGATGACAGCTGGGATGAAGAGGAAGATGACTGGGGCGAAGAGGAAGATTACGAGGACGATGAAGACTACTAAGCCAGAGAAACACATGGGGCTTGCCGGAAACGGCGGCCCTTTTCTTCTGCCGTAATACGCACAGTTCCGGGGAAACATATTTGTGTAGTATAGCCGCTTGATAGTGTGTGACATAGACGGTAATATGCACATACCGAAACGGAAAACCAAGAAAAACGGAGGAAACCACCATGAAGAAGAACATCACCAAGGAAGAGGAAAAAGCCCTGCTGGAGATCGCCAAGCGCCTGATGGCAGCGGTAGACAGCCGGGGCGACCTCGAAGCCCGCGATAATGACAGCGAGGACTTCATTGAGGTTCCGGTCTGGGGCATCCAGAAAGCAATGGAAGAAGCCTACCTGCTGGGACGGATGACCAGATAAACCGACAGCCCCCGACACAGCCCCACACAGGGGCTTGTGCCACGGGTGGCAAAACGATCCGAATGAACCGACAACGTCCAACACAGGGGCAGATGTGGCGGCGTGGATGCGCCAGAAAGGAGAAGCACATGGAAGAACGGATGATGGATGTCATCGTGGAAATCTACAACCACATGGATGACAGCGATAAGGACGCCTTTACGCTGGAGGATGCCGAGGATATGGTGGAAGACCAGATCAGGATGGATAAGGAAGCCGGACGGGAACCGCTGGCATATGACCCGCAGTTCTTCTACGACACCATTGTGGAACTCATGGAGCAGGACGCAGAGTGACGTACATTTTGCCTGGTATTCCGGGCAGAAGATCGTGTACTTTAGCCGCTTGCTATCCTTTGCACCTGACGGTAATATGCACATACCGAAAGGGGAAAGCCCCAAGGAAAAAACGAAAACACGGAGGAATTCACCATGAAAAAGCATTTGATTGACTTCCCGGAAAACAACATCAGCATCGAGAGCTTCTACGACCGGCTCAGACCTTGCTACGATAGCATCATGCAGTTCAGTGACCGGGTTCTGGTTGCCCAGATGAACTGGAATGGCATGCTGGAGGGAGCGGTATACGGCTTTGTGGAAGACCCGGAGGAAGGCTGGTCACCGATTGAATGCCGGCTGGAACTTCTGAAGATTTCCGATGAGACCTACACGGATGCCGGTCACGCAATCGAGTGGTGCATCAGGAACGCACACTGAAAAAGGGCAGAGCTCCTTCGGGGGCTTTTGCTCGTAGTGGTGGATTCTTCCAGTGTGGAAATACACATAAATCCGACAAAAAGAGGTGTATATGATCGTGCAGCATAGCCGCTTGCTATGTCCGGGCAGTGACGGTAATATACAGTCACAACGAAGGGGAAAGCCCTACGGAAAACAAAACACACGGAGGATACAGACCATGACGAACAAAGCAAAAACCTACCTTAAGAACATTCAGGGAGCCGACACCGAGAAGAAGCTGATTGGCATCGAGATCGCCTTCAAGCAGGACATGACCCTCAGCTGCAGCGACCTCGAAAGCCTTTGCAGGGCGGCAGAAGACAGGCGGTACAGCCTGCGTAACAATGAGGAAACGCTGAAGCTGAAGCAGATCCTTTTCTTCCGGACGAAAGCGGAGATGGACGCCTACCACGACATGAGCCGCAAGCCGGAAGACTGGACGGAAGCGGAGATCGAGCAGCAGAGAAGCCGCTTCTGCAGCGTCTGGCAGGTCATCGAGGAAGCGGAGCTGGTCGATGAATACGAGGCTTGGAAGGAAGCCAACCCCAACGCCTAACAGCACCCAAAAGGTACACGCCCCGAAAAGGGGCTGTGCCTCGTATCCGATGTGTTTATGAAATATATATTGCTGACAGGTTGATAAAATAGCTAATTTGAAGTATAATAAAATTAGCTAAAATAAGGAGGCGATGATATGATTACTGCAACCGCAACTGCAACCGAAATGCAGAACAATTTCGGAAGGTATCTGAATCTTGTGATGTCCGGACAGGAAATCATCGTGACAAAGAATGGACGGGAAGTCGGCCGGTTTATTCCGAAAGATGCCGCTGTGTCTTATCTGACAGATTCCCTTACTGGAATTTTGAAAGAAGACTATGACTTGGATGAGGTCAAGGCAGAAAGCATGAGGGCAAAGTATGGTTCTGTTGATTGATACCAATATTGTGCTGGATGTTCTTCTGAATCGGCCAGAATTTGTAAAAGACTCTTCGATGATTTGGAAGCTCTGCGAGACAGAACAGGCAAAGGGCTACATTTCAACATTGACTTATGCCAATATGATGTATGTCATGAGAAAGCAGCTGACACCGGATCAGATTGAGGAAGTGTTTCGTAAGCTGAATCTGATTTTTGAATTTGCAGATTTCAGTCCGGCAGTTCTGGAAAGAGCTGTGAATATGAAATGGAAAGATTTCGAGGATGCCGTTCAAAGTGCAACTGCGGAATCTGTCCATGCCGACTATATTATCACAAGAAATCTGAAGGATTTCACCCAAAGTAAGGTTATGGCATTTACGCCAACCGAACTTCTGGCAAGAATCTAAAATTTGGATACCGCTGAAGCCGAGGTGTAGAAATACATCCCGGCTTTTTCTATGCCCATTTTTGCAGAAAGGAGGAGATGCCAATGGCTACCAGAGGCAGAAAACCAAAGCCGACTGCCATGAAGGAACTGGAAGGCAATCCGGGCAAGCATCCGCTGAATACCAGCGAACCGAAGCCCAACAAGAAAGCACCGGCCTGTCCGAAGTGGCTGGAGCCGGAAGCAAAGAAAGAATGGCGCAGACTTGCCAAACAGATGGAAGCCATCGGCATCCTGACCGAAGTAGATATGGCAGCCTTCGCCGGTTACTGTCAGGCGTATGCCCGATGGAAGGAGGCTGAGGAGTTCATCACCCAGCATGGCACTATCGTCAAGACTCCGTCCGGGTACTGGCAGCAAGTGCCGCAGGTGTCCATCGCCCAGACCTATCTGAAGATCATGAACAAGTTTGCAGAGCAGTTCGGTCTGACCCCGTCCTCACGAAGCAGGATCATTGCTTCGGACGGCGGTTCCACGGACGCAGCCGATGAGATGGAGAATCTGCTGGGAGGAGGTGGAAGCTGATGGCAGAGTGCAGACCCAAAAACTATCCGAAACTGAAGGACTATAAACCCAGCCGGTTCATGCTTCCGACCTGCCACTATGATGCTGCAAAAGCAGACCGGGCGGTGACTTTTATTGAGAACCTCCGACACACCAAAGGCAAGTGGGCGGGAAAACGGTTCTGGCTGCTTCCGTGGCAGGAGCAGATCATCCGGGATGTGTTCGGTATCGTGGACGAGAGAGGAAACCGTCAGTTTCGCACGGCTTATGTCGAAATCGGCAAGAAGAACGGCAAGTCCGAGCTTGCCGCTGCGGTGGCTTTGTATCTGCTTTTTGCCGATAACGAGCCGTCTGCCGAAGTCTATGGCGCTGCCGCTGACCGTCAGCAGGCATCCATCGTTTTTGATGTTGCCCACCAGATGGTGCAGATGACCCCGGCACTTTTGAAACGGTGCAAGATCATGGCGGCTACGAAGCGCATTGTGAACTACGGGAACGCAGGATTTTATCAAGTCTTGTCTGCTGAAGTTGGAACGAAACACGGCTTGAACGTGTCGGGTCTTGTTCTGGATGAGGTTCATGCCCAGCCAAACCGGAAACTCTACGATGTCCTTACCAAAGGTTCCGGTGACGCCCGTGAACAGCCGCTGTTCTTCCTGATCACCACGGCCGGCACGGACAAGGAGAGCATCTGTTACGAGCTTCACATGAAGGCACTTGACCTGTTGGCCGGACGTAAGATCGACCACACCTTTTACCCCGTGGTCTATGGACTGACAGATGAAGATGACTGGCACGATGAAGCCAACTGGTATAAGGCAAACCCCTCATTGGGCCAGACCATTCAGATCCAGCGTGTCCGGGATGCGTACCAGGAAGCACTGGACAACCCGGCAGAGGAGAACGTGTTCAAGCAGCTTCGTCTGAACATGTGGGTGTCCTCGCTGACCCGGTTCATCCCGGAACACATCTACAACCTCGGCAACCAGCCTATCGATATGGAAGCCCTCAAAGGCCGTGACTGTTATGGAGGACTGGACTTGTCCAGCACCGGCGATATCACGGCTTTTGTGCTGATGTTCCCGCCCAGAGTTCCAGAGGAGAAGTACATCATGCTTCCGTTCTTCTGGATACCGGAGGATACGATCCCCCAGCGTGTGCGCAGAGCATCAGTTCCGTATGATGTCTGGTACCAGCAGGGCTACCTGATGGCGACCGAGGGCAATGTCATCCATTACGGTTTCATTGAGAAGGTCATCGAGGAGCTGGGCAAGACCTATCACATTCGGGAGATTGCCTTTGACCGATGGGGAGCCGTGCAGATGACTCAGAACCTTGAGGGGATGGGATTCACAGTTGTGCCTTTCGGTCAGGGCTTCAAAGATATGAGCCCGCCTACCAAGGAGTTCTACAAGCTCCTGATGGAAGGCAGGATCATCCACGGCGGCAATCCTGTTATGGCATGGATGGCAGGGAATGTGGTCGTGGATACCGACCCGGCTGGCAACATCAAGCCGACTAAGGCGAAGTCGCCGGAGAAGATCGATGGTATCGTCGCTGCAATCATGGCACTGGACCGCTGCATCCGAAACGAAGGACAGCAGCAGGGAAGCGTCTACGACGAACGTGACATGATCGTTTTTTGATTTTTCTTTCTTCTTTCTTTTCATTTGGAAATGCGAAAGAAAGAAGAAAGAAACGGGAAAGAAAGGAAGATTTCTATGAAGTATCTGATGAGTGCAGAATGGTGGAAGGCAGCCGGCATCCGTGCTGCAAAGACGATGTTCCAGACCGGCGCGGCCCTGGTTGTGACACAGATGCCCGGCGGCACGGTAGACTGGATGGCGGTCGGCAGTGCAGTGATCGTAGCAGGTGTTGCGTCCCTCGGTACCAGCCTTGCCGGTCTGCCGGAACTGGAGAAAGGGGATAAGGCTTAATGGGATTCTGGGAATGGATGGGGTTTGAGAACCCAAGGGATTCTCCCAAAACAGAACAGCCAAAAGAAGGTCTGCCGCAGGTCACGGATAACGTCCGAGATTCCGGGCAGACCTTTGTGTTTGGACGTTCCAATGCCGGGGAGCAGGTGGATGAGAAAGCCGCCATGCAGATCCCGACGGTATATGCCTGTGTCCGTCTGCTGGCAGAGTCCATTGCGGCACTGCCACTGCATCTGTATCGGGAGACGGACGATAACGGCAACAAGGAAAAGGCACGGGATCATCCGCTGTATAAGATTTTATATCGCCAGCCAAACCCGGAGATGACATCCTTTGTTTTCTGGGAAACGCTGATGACCCATCTGCTCCTCTGGGGCAATGCCTATGCACAGATCGTCCGGGATGGCAAGAACACGGTACTGGGTCTGTATCCGCTTTTACCGGAAAATGTCGAAGTGGACCGGGATGAGAGCGGCGAGCTCTATTATATCTACCACGCATACACGGATGAAGTTCCGGGAGAGCAGAACAAGGACATCTACTTCCGCCGGGACGAGATTTTTCATGTGCCGGGACTTGGATTCAATGGTCTGATCGGTTTTTCACCAATTGCCATGATGAAGAACAGCCTCGGCACTTCCATTGCAGTGGACAAATACGGTTCCTCTTTCTTCAAGAACGGCGCACAGCCCAGTGGTGTGCTGGAACATCCCGGCGTTGTGAAAGACCCGAACCGTATCCGGGATAGCTGGGAAGCGGCTTATGGCGGTGCTTCCAATGCCCATCGTGTGGCTGTGCTGGAAGAGGGCATGGCCTACAAACCGATCTCTCTGCCACCGGAGGACAGTCAGTTCCTTGAAACGAAGCAGTTTTCTGTGACGGAGATCTGCCGCATCTTCCGTGTGCCTCCGCATCTGGTAGCCGATCTGTCCAGAGCCACATTCTCCAACATTGAATACCAGTCGCTGAACTTTGTGATGCACTCCCTGACCCCGTGGCTTGTCCGCATTGAGCAGGGCATCATCAAGGATCTGTTGCTGGAGGAGGAGCAGGATACCTACTTCCCGAAATTCAATGTGGATGGTCTGCTCCGTGGCGATTACCAGAGCCGGATGAACGGTTATGCGACCGGCATCAGCAACGGCTTCCTCTCTCCGAATGATGTGCATCGTCTGGAGAACATGGATCTCATCCCGGCAGAGGAGGGCGGTGACGACTACTACCTGAACGGCGGCTATGTGAAGCTGAAAGATGCAGGGGTGGCACAGCAGAATAAAGCTGCCGCAGCCCAGCAGAATCAGCCGAAAGAAACACAGCCCGACCCAGAAGAAGAACCTGACAGCGATAATCGGCTGAGTGAGAGTAAGCCACGGAAAAATGGAAGGAGAACCCGATGAAGAAATTCTGGAACTGGATCAAAAACAGTGACGATACCAGAATCCTCCGGCTGGAAGGCCCCATCGATGAGGAATCATTCTGGGGCGATGAAATAACGCCGCAGATGTTCCGGGATGAGCTGGAATCCGGCGAGGGGGATGTGACCGTCTGGATCAACTCTCCGGGCGGCAATGTGTTCGCCGCTGCTGAGATCTATACCATGCTTAAGGACTACAAGGGCGGTATCACGGTCAAGATCGATGCGATTGCGGCATCTGCTGCATCCGTTGTGGCGATGGCCGGTGACACTGTCCAGATGAGTCCTGTTGCCATGCTGATGATCCATGACCCCAGCACCGTTGCGATGGGCAATACCAAGGACATGGAAAAGGCCATCGAGGTGCTGACCGAAGTCAAGGAAAGTATCATCAATGCCTATGCTGCAAAGAGCGGACTCAGCCACGCCCGTATTGCCAACCTCATGAGCAATGAGACCTGGATGAATGCGAAGAAGGCGGTGGAGCTGGGCTTCGCAGACGAGATCCTCTTTGCAAAGAAAGAGGAGGAGCCGGACAGTGACCCGGCAGACCCGGAGAATCCGGAAGAAGACCCTGACAGTGAACCGGGCGAGGGCGAAGAAAAGAAGCCGTTCCAGAAGGATACGGCAGGGCACCTTTTCTCCAGCCGTCAGATGGATCTAATCGTCCTGAACCGTCTGGGTGTGAAGCCGGAAGATGTGGGCCAGAAACACACTGAGCCGAAGGAACCGCCTGCTGACCCGAAACCGTCCGCAGAGCCGACCCCTCCGGCAGAACCGTCTGCTAATTCCGGCTCTGTCCTTGATATGGACGGCAAGACCGAGGATGGCAGTATCCCCTACAATATCCTGATGAAACAGCTTGAGTGCATGAAGTGATGTGCATTCAGGCTGTTTTTCATATCACAACCAACCAATCAATCTATCTATGGAGGACAAACACTATGAGTAAGATTCTGGAACTGCGCACCAAGCGCAACACTCTCTGGGAGCAGACCAAGGACTTTCTGGAGAAGAACCGCGGCGAGAACGGTCTGGTAAAGGCTGAGGCCGTGGAGCAGTACAACAAGATGGCACAGGAGGTCAAGGACCTGGGTGCAGAGATCGAGCGTCTGGAGCAGCAGGCGCAGATCGAGGCACAGCTGTCCGCACCGACTTCCAGTCCTGTCCACGCTGACCCGAAGAACGGTGCCAAGAAGGATGTCAAGCCGACCGCCACTGCCGAGTATGCTGAGAACTTCTGGAACATGATCCGTAACCGTGGCCATTACGGCGAGGTCCGCAACGCCCTGTCTGTGGGTGAGGACACCGAGGGCGGTTTTACCGTTCCCGATGAGTTCGAGAAGAAGCTGGTGGAGGCACTGGAGGAGAACAACATCTTCCGTGGCATGGCGACCGTCATCCGCACTAGCTCCGGCACCCGCAAGATCCCCATCGCAGAGGATACCGGTGAAGCCAGCTGGATCGATGAGGGCGAGGAGATCCCGGAGAGCGATACCACTTTCGGTCAGACCATGCTGTCTGCATACAAGCTGGGCACTATGATCAAGATCTCCAATGAGTTGCTGAACGACTCCGCTTTTGACCTCGCCACCTATATTGCCCGCCGTTTCGGTGTGCGTATGGGCAACGCAGAGGAGCGCGCCTTTATCACCGGTGACGGTGTGGGCAAGCCTCTGGGTCTGCTGGCTGAGACCGGCGGTGCCAAGGTCGGTGTGACCGCTGCCCAGAAGGATGCCGTTACCTTCGATGAGATCTTCAAGCTCTACTATGCACTGAAGGCTCCGTACCGCAAGAAGGCACAGTTCCTCTGCAACGAAGCCCTGGTGCTGCAGCTGATGACCATCAAGGACAACAACGGCAACTATATCTGGAAGCCGGGTCTGGAGATCGGCAAGCCGGATACCCTGCTGAACCGTCCGCTGAAGACTTCCGCCTTCATGCCGGAGATCAAGGGTGGCAGCAAGGTCATGGCCTTTGGCGATTACAGCTACTACTGGGTGGCTGACCGCCAGAACCGCACCTTCCGCCGTCTGAACGAGCTGTATGCTCGTACTGATCAGGTCGGTTTCCTGACCACCCAGCGTGTGGATGGCAAGCTGATCCTGCCCGAAGCCGTACAGCTTCTGCAGATGGCACCGCAGGGCTAAGAAAGTCTGGAAAGGAGGAGCCGGTTATGGCACTGATCCCGCTTTACGAAGCGAAGACCTATCTCCGCGTGGACAGCAGCGATGAGGATGCCCTGATCGGCATCCTTTTATCTTCTGCGGAGCAGATGTGCAAGGACGTTGGCCGTCTTTCGGAAGACCAGTGGGAGGCAGTCAATGCCGCTGACCGGGATGCCGAGAACGGAGTACAGCCCACAAGGGAACTGGAAGCCCTGCGAAGCACCTGCCGTGTGGCGATTCTGTATGCACTGGGGTATCTCTATGAGCACCGGGACGAAGCTGACCATCACCAGCTGATGCTGACGCTTCGTTCCATTCTGTTTGCCGTGAGGGAGGGGGTGTTCTGATGATCGAGAAACTGAATGAGCGGATCACGATTGAGAAAAGCACGGTCGTGACCGATAAGGTCGGAAATCATCGGAACACATGGGAGGATTATTTCACCTGCTTTGCCTACGCTTCGACCTATCAGGCGCAGGAAGAAGAGGGTGAGGTCACAGCCGAACAGAAGAGCGTGGTGTTTACGGTTCGCTGGTGCAGTGAGACGAGAGGTCTGACTTCCACCGGTTTCCGCATCCGCTTCCGGGAGCAGCTCTACAATATCGAAACCGTTGACCCGATGAACTATCAGAAGAAGATCCTGAAGATCCATTGCAGATTGGAGAGGAGGCAGCCGGATGAGCAGAACCGTCAGCATTGATGAGATGGCAGATGCCATCAACGAAGGCTTGAAAGAGTATGCAACGCTTGCTTCCACGCAGGTGAAAAGTGCCGTGCGTAAGTCTGCCAAAACGGTCAAAGACCAGATCTCCGCCAATGCACCGTCCAGAACAGGCGCGTACAAGGGAAGCTGGGTGG